ACAGACCCCGACACCCTGAACATCCCGACACAATCAAGCACTTAGCGCGTCCATCCAGCAAAAAGCTATCACCAACCCGATGGCGATAGCTTTTCTCTGTGCGCAAAATGCAAATATGACAAGGGAGGCCTCCACCGCTGGCAGGTAGTGCATCACTGCACCACCCGGACGGTGTTTCCCTTGTGTAAGACACCCAAACACCGCTGGATGGCCTCCTCCCGGGTGCTGCCCACAAAGCAGCGACCACCCCGGAGGATGGTCAACTTCCACGTTGCCAGTTCGGCAAAGTACTCGATTTTGGCTGAGTAGATCATGCGAAGTACTCCTCTCCATCCAGACGCACAGATTGAATCGTCTCGCGGTTGATGGCACGGTAGCCCTCGTTCTGGGTGTCGTAGATCGTGATGAACTTGGCCGAGTCGAGGGTCGACTGGCCTCCCTTGAGGTGCTTGGTAACTCCCAGACGGCCTACCAGCACGCGCTGGGTGCCGTCCTTCTTGATGAAGGTGACGGAGATAAACTTGCCGCCGGATGACTCGATGATATCTTGCAGTTTTGACATGATAGGCTCCTTGCCTGCTGGTTAACTGTATGTATGGTCTTTCGGGGGTATTAAATGCGGAGCAGGAAAAAGACCCCGAAGCAGATGATGCACGCGACGACGGCACCCGCGATGGTGGAGTCAACATCGAGCCCCGGCCTGTGTTGTTCGTCCGCAATATGGATCGGGTCTGCCCACCCGTGGAAGGTGCACTGATCCATGGTGCGGGGGGTGTGGAAGTAGGATTGTTTCATGGTTGCTCTCCTTATCTGACGATGTAAACTTCATCTTCGGTTTCTATCCAGACCCGTGCCCCACAAGACAGGGGCTTGTCTGCGCTGTAGACCACCTTACTGGGGCCCAAAATACGCACCTCGTTGGCGTAGGTGTTGCTCTTGTAGGTCTTCACGGTCAGGACGGGCTTTTTGTCCTCGCTCTTGATGTTGTGCCGGATGTTGTGTTGATTAACGTGGATGATGGTCTTCATATCACCTCCGCAGCCTTCAGCTTGCCGGTTTCGCCGTCGAAGATCAGGCTCAGGTTGTCGCCTTTGTAATGCCCGCGGGCGTTTGTGATGAAACAGTACTGATCGTTATGCAGCACATCCACTCGGTGGACGCAGCAGTACAGCACGATATCCGGGCGAGGCTCCGGCTTGATGCGGTACTCGTCATTTGGAATCCATGAAGGCACGGGGCAGTCAAACCACTCCCCCGTCTGCATTCTGGCTTGAATCTCAGCCCCGTCTGCCCATGCCTTGATCAGTTCAGCGTGTTTACGTGGTGCGTTCATTTGATGTCTCCCAGATGTTTGATGATGTAGAGGCGGCAGCCTGCCAGCAGGCCGTTCGATGCGTGTACTGTTGTCTCGGGCTCGTCGGCGTACCACGCCGTGAAATGCTCCGGGTTCTTGTCCGACTTGGCAAACCGGATGCCCTCCTCATTGAGCAGGGACAGACCAAGCTGTGGCTCGGATGTGTACGGCAGGTCATGCGATCCCTTGACGGTGCTGACCATGCGGTCGAGTTTGCTGATTACCATCTTGCTTCCTCCATGTCTTGAATGTCACGCGATGAATGCTTGCGTGAGGGTTTGTACTGCAATTCACCTGATTCGATCATTGCCGTTGCAGTCCGGCCAAAGAAGCCCTGCAGACGCCACGCGAGGCCGCTGTCGACAAGGAACTGCCACGCCTCAATATACTCCTCGTGGGTGGCAGGCTCGTCGAAGCCCTCCGCGATGGATACCGCCTTGAATGCGTCCAATTCACTTTCCTTGAATGTCGGCGTATTGCTGGCAGATGTCCAGCAGCGAGCCCTTGATGTCAGTAGGGATGGCCAGCGACAGCGGGTAGCCGGTCACGGGCAGGCGATCCAACCACTTGGATACGGAGGGCACACCAACCTCCTCCGCGATACGTGCAAGCTCCTCGTGGTGGTCTTGGTTGACTATTTTGATCATCATGCTGCCTCCTTGGCCAGTGCCCGAGCTTGGGCTTTTGCTTCGCTGTACGCGTAGTTGTTGCTGAGTTCGTTGCTGCCCCACCAGACGCGCCACTCGCCGTCGATCAATTGCTCGACGAATACATTTGGGCTGGGGTCAGAGAAACTGACGGGCTCATTGCGGATGCGTACTGCGGGTGTGATGTTATCGATCATGGTGTTCTCCTTATTCGGTGGCGTTGGCGAAGAGGCCGACTGCGAGTGCTGCGAGGCCTGCGAGGGTTTCCGAGTGATTGAAGACACCCTGATAGGTGCCGAATGCCAGCAGCACCAGCATGGCCAGCATTGCGTAGTTGATCAGCTTGATCATGTTCAAAGCTCCGGGATGATGCGGTTGAGTGCGGTCTGGATGTGGGTGTCATCCAGATACTGGTAGAGGGTATCGCAAACGAAGGGCAGCAGGCCTGCGCCGCGCACCAGATACCATTGGTACCCACGCAGGGAGTTTGACTGCTTGCGGTAATTCGCCCGCGTGTACTCATTGTTGGCTGCGTTGAGTGCATCGCGCAGGAAAGCGTAGTCTTCTGGTTTGATTTTCATTGTCGTGCCCTCCTTAGGCGAATGCGTGGATTAGTGCGTAGGCTGCGGCAGCAGATTCTGCGTCTTTGAGATACTTGTGACGTTCGATGGTGCGCCCGGTACGGCCAGAGCCGTCTGCTGCGGGCGTCCACTCGACCACGGCGTAGTGTGCGCGGCGGTCTTCATCGTCGTAGAAGATGACTTCGAAGCGGGGTGCGTTGTTCATGGTGTTCTCCTTGTGTGGTGTTGTACTAATATGGTCAATCCGGGGTGTTTAATTCTGGACTCATCAGTGCCAGCCTTACTGGCAGACCCGGCTGTGCCGGGTTTCGTCCTGTCATGCCTTGTAGTTCGGCATGACGCTGTACAGCATCATCATGAGGCTGTCGATGGTCAGCATCTTTTCGTGCAGCAGGCTGGCCAGACTGTCGTTGTTGTCCGCCTCCGCCTGCTTGTGCTGCTTGTGCAGGCGCAGCCACTCGTTGTTGCAGGCTTTGTACAGCACAACGAGTTCGGTCTCGTTGAAGGTCAGTTGTGCGTTCATGGTGTGTTCTCCTTGTGGTGTGTGGTGTTGCACTAGTATGGTCAATCCGGGGTGTTTAATTAGTCCCCAGACGAAGTGTTAATTCGCGGCGAGGAAGTGAGTGGTGCTGAACTCACCCCATTGTGCTGCTCGGGTGCCGATCAGGGCCCCGATCTTGGTGTCGGTGCAGTAGACCGCGACGCAGTCCTGCTTCAGGGTCTCGCTGATGGCCAGCGCGGCGGTGTACACGCGGCGGGGTGCCGTCTGGAAGGACGCCACCAGCGTCTCCTCGTTGGATGAGACCTTGATGCTGGCCTCGACGAATGCGAAGTGCTGCTCGAGCAGGCTGAGGGCCTTGATGGCCTGCAGGCGACGCTGCTTCTTGGTCTGCTTCACGCCCGGGATCTCGAGGCCGATGTTAATCTGGTAACGCATGGTTTGTTCTCCCTGTGTTGGACTCATCAGTGCCAGCCTGACTGGCAGACCCGCCGCAGCGGGTTTCGTCCTGTTACATGCCGAATTCGATGTAGCGCAGCCAATTGAATACGTCGCCCGTGCTGATCAGGTCGCCGCGTGAGCCGTCCGCTTGGATTGCGTCGTACTTGGAGGACAGCAAGTGCTGCCTGAACTCCTGCAGGCGTTCAGCGCGGGCCGCGTTGTCGGCGGTGGTCTGTGCGACGGCCTGCTCGAGTTGCTTGATATAGTTCATGGTGTTCTCCTTATGGTGTGTTGTGCTTGTATGGTCAATCCGGGGCATTAAATCTGGACTCATCAGTGCCAGCCTTACTGGCAGACCCGGCTGTGCCGGGTTTCGTCCTGTCATGCCTTGTAGTAGCTGTCGCGCAGCCCGTAGACCTCAGCGATTAGATTGGCCGCGTTACTGCCGATCTTGTCTGCCAACCAGCGTACGCTGTTGCGACGATCTCCCATGCAAAGGCTGTGACTAAGATTACGCTCGAAGGCTGCAATTGCTTCATTAATTTGTTGTGCGGTCATGGTGTGTTCTCCTTGTGTTGGGGTTTGTACTGCTTCATTAGTATGGTCATTCAGGGGTGTTTAATTAGTGCTCGGGCGATGTGGCTGGACACCAATGGAGCGGCCAGCGGGTTTGCTGGGGTGTCGCGCCCCACCTACCGCCCGACCTCGCGCACCCGTGATGTGCCATATTAGCAACCTGTCGCGCCCTGCCAATCTGGCATGGTTCTTGCTTGGCTAGTGTCGCGCCGCTGGTCTGGCATGGTTCTTGCTCGGTCGGATTGGCCTGCCTAGCAAGATGCGTGCCTGCAACCGCCCCCGTAAGTACTCACTCACAAAACCAACCAAGCAAGATGCGTGCCAACCTGACCGCCCCAGTAAGTACTCACTAACCTAGCGCGACGCCCAACCAAGCAAGATGCGTGCCTGCCGGACTGCGAAGTGAGCGCCCACTTACCGGGCACGATCCTTGCCTTAGCAAGAAGTGTGCCAAGGGGCGGCCTTTTATTTCGGCGACCCCCGACTTCGAGGTACCATGGGGGGCGGGCATGGGGCCCCCTGACAGACCGCAAGTTTTTATATTTTCGCCCCTATTCCAGATCGTGACCCCCTAAAATTTTTTTACAAAAATATCAAAATAGCAAAGAACGATCCTCACAGTGTCAGGATGTGCAGGGTGTCTGGGTCTGTTTAGCTTATTTGTTTATTTTTTTTTTTTTTTTTTTTAAAATAAAAAATAAAGAATACACCCCGACACCCTGCACACCCTGAACAGCCGCCTGAAAACCGTTGGAAATCCTAGGTTTTGTATCCTCACAATAAATTCTTGACCCCGACAGTTTTTGCTTCGACCCTGACACTGTGAGGATTACTTTTTGTAAGTCTTTGATTATAAAGAACTAATTTTTTAAAAATTCAATTTGCACCCTGACACTGTGAGGAACATTTTGTTTATTTGTCGGGAAGGGGCGGAATGTTTCCCCACAATGGGTAGTTATAAGTGGGGATAACTTCACAACACGAGACAACGATGAAACGAATCAACCAAGAGACCAACCAGATCTTCAAGCGCGGAGACCTCCGCCACGACGGGTACGTGTTTTACAAGTACACCCGCACCTTAAAGCGAGATGGAAATTTTCGTGAGATGTGGTTGAGCCCCGAGGCGTATGAGCGGGACAAGAAGAACGCACGGGAAAAGCGCATGAGGAACTACCAGCGCACAACCGTCAAGCTCTTCAAGGGATGGAAGCACAAGCTCCACAGCAAGGAGCTCATTGCGGAGTGCAGGGAGGTCTGGGCCCACATGTTGGAAAATCCCCTGACTCAAAAAGCACTTCGCTCTCGCTGCGCTTCCGATGAGGTCTACGCACTGTTGAGCCCCTACACCACCGACTACGTGCCAAACACCCAGACCCATGGCAATTGACTGTAGGCTGCCGATCCTTACGACTGCGGGATGGCTGCCAGTCGGCCAGATTAGCCCCGGAGACGAGGTATTCACGTTCGATGGGCACCCCACTAAGGTGGTGTCGATTCAGAAGTACACCCCCTTGGTGTGTTACAAGATCTGGCTCCAAGGGGGCTTCACGTTGGTGGTCGACAACAAGACAGGGATCCCCGTCTTTGATTATCAATCCTACACCGCGCTACGTCGGTGGACACGCAAGGAGTACCGACAGAACCCGGCTGTGAAGCCAGTGAGCCCCAAAGCCATGAAGGAGTACACCTTCGGTAGAAGCAAGCTCCCGGTGTGCAGGCCGATCCAACCCAAGGAGAGGAACCTCCCCGTCGACCCCTACGAGCTTGGGCGGTGGATCATGGAGAGGAACCACGACAAGCGGATGGGTCGCACGGACATCACAAGGGAGTTGCTGGAAAAGTACCCGACGATTCCTGACACGATACCGGAGGAGTACCTACTTGGATCCTTCCAGCAGCGTCTCATGCTGCTAAGGGGCATTATCTCCATGCACCGGATGCCCTACAAACCAAAGAAGCGCAGCTTCGAGTTGCGCTCAACGGACATACGTCTGATCAGGCAAATGCAGAACTTGGTCGAGTCCGTGGGAATACAGACCCACCTCGGCAAGCAAAAACGCGACGGGTGCTACATTTTGTACTTCAAGACCATCCTGAGGCTGGTCGAACACCAAGAGGTGCCGTTGGGACTCCGCCAGATGGAGTTTCGTAAGGTACTCGAGGTGGAGGAGGTCGCTCCGAGGGAGTGCATCTACATCAAAACCGAAGACCCAAACAACACGATTTTAGTCAGTGAGGGTTACTTAGGAGTCTCGCTTTGAACGAAAAGCAGCAACAGATACTGAAAAAGTTCGCAGAACAGAATAAAGGGTGGCCGAAGGAGGCCTTGGATCTCGCACTGTGGAAAGTGAAGTGGATGTTGACCGCCCTCCCCCACCAAAGGGAGCCAGAGGACGGTGAATACGACACATTTCTCCTGCTTGCAGGCCGCGGATCGGGCAAAACGCACACCGCAGCCAACTGGATCGGGCTCCGAGCGGCGCAATTTGAGAAAACTCGCTGGTTGGTGACGGCACCGACCTCGAACGACATCCGCGCAACCTGTTTTGAGGGTGATTCTGGGCTCCTGAACATTATCCCGCAATCGCTGATCAAGGACTACAACAAGTCTCTGTTCGAGTTAACGCTGAAAAATGGCTCTTTGATCCGCGGAATTCCCGCATCTGAGCCGGAACGCTTCCGTGGTACCCAGTGGCACGGGGCTTGGATGGACGAATTGTGCGCGTTTGAGTACATCGATGACGCTTATGACCAGATTCAGTTCACCTTGCGACTCCGAGACCCCAGAATTCCTCGAGTTCAGACGATTATCACCACGACTCCGAAGCCCTTGGAGCTAATTACGGACTTGAACGAGGGAAAAGTAGGCGGCGATGTGTACGTTTCAAGGGCTTCCTCGTATGATAACCGCCAAAACCTCTCTTCGACCTTCTTTAAGCAGCTTGAAGCCTACGAAGGCACCGACTTGGGTAAGCAGGAGATCTACGGTGAGATCCTCGACCCCGAAAATGCGGGTATTGTGAAGCGAAAGTGGTTCCGTATGTGGCCGTCAGAGAAGGAGACCCCGACGTTGGAGTACGTTTTGGCATCATACGACCCCGCGACGAGCGAAAAGACGCACAACGACCCCACAGCGTGTGTTGTGTTGGGTGTTTTTGACCGTGAGGATGCTGGAACGTGCTGTATTTTGCTCGACGCGTGGGATAACCACCTCTCGTACCCCGAATTGCGTCGAAAGGTGCAGGAGGACTACCGCGAGGTGGTGTACGGCGCGGATAACACCTTCGCAAAGGGCAAAAAGGCCGACTTGATACTGATGGAGGACAAATCTGCCGGTATCAGCCTGATCCAAGAGCTCCAAGCAGCCCACCTGCCGGTGAGGTCATACAACCCCGGCAAGGCGGACAAGGTGCAGCGTATGAACATCGTGGCACCTTTGATTGCAAAGGGTCGCGTCTTTGTGCCGGAAGACCCGGATAACAAGGGCGAGGTCGCACCGTGGGCTAAACGCTTCATCAGGCAGGTGTGTTCGTTCCCAGAGGCCAAAGGACACGATGACTACGTGGATGCGCTGTCACAGGCGTTGCGGGTCTTGCGTGACTCCGGGTGGTTGCAACTAGATCCACTCCCAGCGCGGGACTACGACCACTCGGATGACATAGCCAGACGGAAGGCGTACAATCCCTACGCTGCGTAAGGGGCGAAAAGCCCCGTAAATGTGGGTAGTTAGCTATAGGGGACGATAATGGAAACATCTTCGCACGTTAAAGAGATCAGGCAGTGCAATTGTCAGATGTGCCGTCTCCTAAGAAGCCGCTCGAAATCTTTTTCTAAGTGGAAGAGGGTGCGGTCAGGCTACCGCCGGATGCTCTTGGACATCGTCAAGGGGGCGGACATTGAAAACTACAACAAAATAATGGCCACACGAGATTACGATGCTTAACCCCATCAAGACACCGAAAGAGATGTTAATGGAACAGGCGAACGTCCCGCACTACGCGGCTGGAAATCTGGTCAAGGGACTCAGCAAAGAGCTCTATCAGCAGTTCGGTAAGCGCATCGAGGAGGCCATCCGCCGATACATGCGTGCAACAGGCAAAGCCCCGACGCAGGAAGAGGTCGCGCAACTCGAGCAGCATATCGTTGGCCTGACACAGAAGGCCCCCTCGGCACCGCAAACCACTGCACGACTGCAGGCAGAGACTCCGGCAGCAAATAAGCTGGTTGACGTTCGTGGTCGCCCGTACAGCACCGCTGTCCACCCCAAGACTGGCAAGATCGTGACCCCGGAACAGGCGCAGGGGTACACGGTGCGCGATCAATTCGGTTCTGAACCGGCCAACATGCGTGCTCGTGAGGGGTTCTATGACCCGCCGCATGTGAACGTCTTTGGCGAGGATCCCTTCCTGTCGGTGGTCAACACTGGCCGTCTCCCGAGCCGCACGTGGATGAAGTCGTACACGCCGTCTACGGAGGAGCTTGCACAACGAGAACTGCAGGCCGCTGAGACTGGCGTTGAGGACACAGTTGGTGGTCTGTCGCGTGTTCAATCGTACGGCGAAGATGTCCCCACCGTTCGCCCGTCTCAGCTTGCTGAGATGGCCTCTTCGCTGGAGGCACCGGCTCAGGAGAAGCTGGGCACGGACATCTTCCTTGGCAAGCACAAGGATCTGGTCGAGCAAGCCATTCGTGACTTCCGCGCACGCGGTATCGAGCCGGACGAGGAGGACATCTTTAACGCGGTAAACGCGATGATCAACCCCCTGCGCCACAACTATACCGGCATCAACCCGATTGGTCTGCGCCCCATGCCGCCGCGTGGCCGTCCGTCTCTGGCAGCAGAGGCTGAGATGAATCAGTGGCGCGATCTGAGCCGCGCATCTGGTGTCCCGGAGTCGGTTGTGACTAAGCACCCGTCTGACTGGCCGGAGATGCACAAGCAGGACTACCTACTGGATGTGGGGCCGGGTAAGCGTGCACCGTTTGCAAAGGACTGGGCACTTGGCGAGTACGCCAACGGTGGTCGCATCATGCCAAGCCGCACCTCTGGTGCCATGGTTCCGCAAAACAAAGCCAACCCGGGCTACGACTGGGGCGCAAGCGAGGCGGACAACAGCGCAGACATCTTCCACAAGTCGCCGCGTGACATGCAGGCGGAGATGGTGGTCAAGGGTTACGCAGCAGGCGGCAAGCCCGCGCCCGTCGATTACGGATACGGTCGCGCATTTACGCAAGGCCTGACTATGGGCTGGGGTGATGAGGCTGAGGCCGCAGTCAAGGCGCTGATGGATCAAGGCATGGACGCCTTCACGGCACGACAAACGCTGTCAGGGTTAGTGACTGGCGACCGCCCACAGTCTGCGTATGATCGACACCTTGCGGCAATTCAGAAAGGCAAAGAGGCTTTTGAAAAACAACACCCGGTAGGCGCGTCCTTGGCAGGGTTGGCAGGAAGCATTCCAACCTTCATAATTCCGGGCATGGCAGCAACAACGATCCCCCGCATGGCGGCGATTGGGGCTATCTCTGGAGCAGGAATGGCCAACCCGGGTGAACGGCTGGCTGGCGCTGCTTGGGGGGTACCGGAGGGCGTTGCCTTTGGTAAAGGCCTTGAGTATGCTACCAAGGGCACTCAGGCACTTGGGCGTGGAGCTAAAGCTGCGTATGACACAGCAGCCAACCGAATTCGACGAGTAGGGATCAATCCTGAGGCGCGTCTTGCAGAGGAGATCACCGGACGCCCTTTTGATTTTCGCGCAGGCATGAAGGCAGAATCCACGCCTGCGCGTCAAGAGTGGATCGGTAAAGCACACGCAGCAGGCGCGAAGGCGTATCGTGAGAACGACCCTGCCTACAAGGCCGCTGTGTATGCACAATACCTTCAGCAGCGCCCGGAGCTCATTCGCCAGACCGGGGCACAGAACTACGACCAACTGATGGCCGCGATCTACAAGCAATCAAGCAAGGAGACCGCGGAACAGTTTAAGCGTCTTCCCAACAAAGTCAACCTCTATGGCGACACGCAGGGTGCGGAGAAGGACTACTTGGCTCGAGCAGCACGCGCTGGACAGAAGCCCGCACAATTCATGCGAGAAGAGTTGCGTGCTGGCAAGCCGTTCGATATCTACAGCGGCGGCAACCCGCACCCGATGCTCTCTGATGTGGATCCGGCGACTGGCCTCAACGCAAATGAGCAGTTCCGTGCTGTTCATGATTACTTTGGTCACTTGGGCCCTAAAACGCCGAACACCTTTGGCCCACGCGGCGAAGAGAATGCTTGGCTTGCCCACAAGCAGATGTACTCCCCGCTGGCCGAACCGGCTCTGACCGCCGAGACTCGCGGACAGAACAGTTACGTGAATTACGTCAACCCGAGGAATCTGGAGTTGCGCCGTCAGGGATTGCCCACGACGGAGTACGCGGAGAACGTGCCCGTGTTGCTGCCCCCGGAGGCCTCTGACGCCGCCTACATGGGCGGGATGCCTGAATACCTAAAACGGATCGTTAAATAATGCCGCAAATTCCTAAACTGCCCATCCAAGAGGGGGGCAACCTTACCGCTTTGTCCTTCGTCCAGAACGAGGAGGATGACGAGCCGAATACCCAGAAAGAGATCGAGCAACTGGCCGATGCTCTGGATCTGGATGTTGATGAGGTAGAGGACGAGATCATTGAGCTTGAAGACGGCTCGGTGATCGTCAACTTTGAGAAGACCCAGAAGCCGTCTGAGGATCCTGAGTTCTACGCTAACCTCGCAGAGGAACTGCCGGAGAGTGTCCTTCAGTCGCTCTCGACGGAGTACCTTGACCTGATCGAGGTTGACCGCGAGGCTCGCGCCAAACGCGACGAACAGTACGAAGAGGGACTGCGCCGTACCGGCATGGGCAACGATGCACCGGGAGGCGCGAACTTCCAAGGCGCGTCCAAGGTCGTGCACCCGATCATGGCTGAGGCCTGTGTCGACTTCGCGGCCAATGCTTCGCGTGAACTGCTGCCGCCAGACGGTCTGGTGAAGACCAACATCCGCGGCATATCGGACATGAAGAAGATGGACGCGGCTGTCCGCAAGGCCATCTTCATGAACTGGCAGTTGACGGAACAGGTTGAAGAGTACCGCGACGAGATGGAGCAATTGTTCACCCAGCTCCCGCTGGGTGGCAGTCAGTACCTCAAGTGGCGCTTTGACCGTGACCTGAACCGTCCGGTTCCTGAGTGGATCCCGATTGACAAGATCCTGCTCCCGTTCGCAACGACCAACTTCTATTCGTCGCCGCGAGTGACCGAAGAGCAGGACATTACGCAGGATGTCTTCCGGGAGCGTGTCGAGTCTGGCGAGTACCGCGACGTTGAGATCTACAAGGCAGAACTCGAGCCGGACACCCAGACCAAGGCAGAGAAGGCCAACAACAAGATCGAAGGCAAAGAGGCTCCGATCAAGAACGTCGACGGTGTGCGTCGTGTATATGAGATCACCTGCTTCCTGCGTCTGGAAGATGATCCGCTGACCGGCGGCAAGCGTGCCCCGTACATCCTGACCATCGACGAGGATACGGGCGATGTCCTGTCCCTGTATCGTAACTGGGAGTCGGGTGACACCCGCCTGCGCAAGCTGGACTGGATCGTCGAGTACAAGTTCATCCCGTGGCGTGGCGCGTACGGCATCGGTATGCCGCACCTGATCGGTGGCCTCGCTGCCGCCCTGACGGGTTCTCTTCGTGCCCTGATGGACACCGCCCACATCAACAACAGCGCGACGATGCTGAAGTTGAAGGGTGGCCGTATCGGTGGCCAGACTGACCGCATCGAGCCGACTCAGGTCGTTGAGATTGAAGGCTCCCCGGGTGTGGATGACGTTCGTAAGCTGGCTATGCCGCTCCCGTTCAACCCCCCGAGCACCGTCCTGTTCCAGCTTCTGGGATGGCTGACGGACGCCGCGAAGGGTGTTGTCAAGACCAGCGAGAACCGTCTGGCGGATGTCGACTCGAACGCCCCGGTTGGAACGACTCAGGCACTCATCGAGCAGGGATCCAAGGTTTTCTCGAGCATCC